ACAATCAATACAAACGCAGAAAACACGAGGCATTTTGGATTCAATGCAAGGTGTGTTCCGAATAATCCTCCTCCCATTACTTAGTATAGGTAATATAAATCAATGAATACATGCCTAATAATGCTTGAAACGCAATAGCACGATACGAGAATAATAAATCTGAAAGACGAGAAAGTAAAACTACAGATGTAATCATCAATCCATCCGCAACCAAGATTTTCCAACTTCCTTCACTTGCATACGATTTGAATACATCAATCATTTCATTCTGACCTTGAGGAAGTCCCTGAATGACTACAAGATAGAAGAAGATATCATGTAGCATCTGCACAAGGACTGCAGCCATAACAAGTTGAAGTCCCATCGCTCCTGGAAACAAGAACGTAGCCAAAAGAACGCCTAGAACTAAACTTAAAACATCTGCAGAAACTGCTGCAAGTCCAAACTTATCATACCATAGGCTAAGTGCACCTGTTGGAGGAAGAAACCAAATAGGAGTTGGTACTATTTTGATGAGTGCCATCACTGCAAAATCCACCCATAATGCAGCACTTAATAAAGAGATTAAACGCATTACTTATTACGACGAGTTTTTCCATGAGACATTTTAGCTGACTTCTTACGCGAGACAATACGACCCCACTTGTTCATCTTAAGGTCTGCCTTTGTCAATCCACCTGTAGTATGGTGGGCTGTTCCGTGCATAACTTGAGCGCGAGATCCAATTTGCTTGAGATGCATTTATATGGACTATAGAAATAAATGGCTAAGGTCGCGTTTGTATCCTTTGCAACAGGTATCTACATTGAAAAACAAAAGAAGTTAGTGTTTTCAGTAAGACGTTTTGGTTATGATATTTTTACGTATACCACTTTTGAGTCTATTGGAAGTCCAACACAACAAGAATCTCCTTACGAATTTAAACTTCATGCAATAAGGGATGTTTATATGAAAGGATATGATATTGTGATTTGGTGTGATAGTATCATTCAATTACTTCGACCAATTACAAACTGGATCCCCGAAATTGAGAAAAAAGGAGTATATTTACAGAGAGACGGACATAGATTAGGAACTTGGGCAAATGATCGTGCACTTGAAGCATTTGGAGTTAATCGTGATGATGTAATGGATTTGGATACAACAATCTATGCATGTGTAATGGCATTTGATTTTAGACATCCAATTACTAAGAAGTTTTTCTATCGATGGAAGGACTGTGCAGATAAGGGACTCTTTAAAGGAAGATGGACTAATCATGATCAAACTGAAAGTAAGGATCCTAGATGTAAAGGACATCGTCATGATCAAACATGTGCTGAACTAGTTGCTCTTGAACTAAAAATTGAACCTGGACCTCGTGTAATGTGGATCGATTCTGAAGTTAATCCTGAACGATTTCGATATTTTACGTCGAGGAGGTAAATTGAACCTTTCCAGTTCCGGACCAATGTCCTTGAGATGTTAAATCAGTCTTAAACTCATTTGGAATCTTTGACCAGAAGTTAGTTCTCATTCCTTCGAAGTGATGGATGTCATCGCAGATCAATACTCCTTTGTAGTTATTATCCCGAAGCCATTCATAAAAAACATATTCATCTTTACCTTCATGTGGATCAATATCTAAAAAAATAAGAGGACTTGCAAGAATTCTTTCTTTCCAAAGTTCACGGTCAGGTGTATTTGTAACAATGTTAGCTAAATGATAGACTATATTAGATGTTTTTGGAAGAGTATGTGAATGTACTAAATCGAATGAATGAACTGTATTAGTTTGATTAAATGATAATGCCAAAGCTGAAGCACCTTTCCAAGTTCCTATATCAAAGATTTCTTTTCCATTGATTTGAGTACTCAACTCTTTAAGAAGATGATAATGCTCTTTTCCTGGAGGACGATTGAATATAGATTTATTTAAAATAAGTCCTATTAAATCCATTTATATAACTCAATGAGAAAACTTACCTTGTAGAATACCTCGTAACGGATCATCTGTATGCTGTTCTGAAATGTGAGAAATACCTTTCTGAATTTTATATCCTTTTAATCTCCCTTCTTCAAGTCCACATGCAATACAAAGACCAAATACACGTTCTAATGAACCTGCTAAATGACGAGTTTGATTATTCATGGCTGCAAGAAGCACATTTGTATCATGTTCTACAAAGGGCATAATATGAATGAAGAATGATGTTGGAATGATAAAAGTATGATATAGAAAAATAGGATACTTTATAAGAACTTCAAAGGTATGTGATGTTCCATAGTATTGGTTGTAGATATTCAAAAAATTAGTTTCCCAAAACTGTAATGGAAATAGATTCCAAACATCTGTAATTACATAAGGAAAATATCCATATACATAATCATCAATTAATGTAGTAGGTATACTAGATCTATCAAACTTCATATCATATTGTCCAAACCCTACAAACTTGGAAGTTAGATAACTTGGATTTCGATATAAATGAAAGAAGACACTATTTTGATAAAAGTGATTCATCTGAAATCCTGGATTATACAATCTCATTTGATATTCATAGATAATAGGATAGTTCTTCATTTTTAGAGGAATGATTTTAGGTATAGATTCGTTCACACCTATCCATACAAATGTTTTAACTTCTTCATTTTGTAAAAATGCTGTTGTGTTTTCAGAATACAACACCTTATGAAAGACTATGTAAAACGCTAAAGGACGTTGTTCCATTTATATTAATTAACGAAAGTATAACTTACACATCAAATAGAGTGTTAATTCAATGACTCTTACTGCTGTTATTACTGGAATAACAGGTCAAGATGGATCGTATCTTGCAGAGCTCCTTCTTGAAAAGAACTATAAAGTTTTAGGAATTGTGCGTAGATCTTCTAATGTTAATACAGCTCGTATCTCTGAAATTCTACAACATCCAAATTTGTCACTTGTTCAAGCTGATATGGGTGATTCAACTTCAATTATGAATGTATTCTTACCATTACGAGATGCATCAAGAATTGAAGTCTATAATCTTGCAGCACAATCTCACGTTCATTCGTCGTTTTCTCAACCTGAGTACACTGCGGATGTCAACGGGACTGGAGTTCTAAGAATTTTAGAAGCAATTCGTCAGTTAGGATTGGTTGAAAAAACACGTTTCTATCAAGCTTCTACTTCTGAAATGTTTGGAAAAGTTATTGAGACTCCTCAATCTGAAACTACACCTTTCTATCCTCGTAGTCCATATGGAGTAGCAAAGTTATACGGTTTTTGGATCACAAAGAACTATCGGGAAAGCTATGGAATGTTTGCATGTAATGGAATCCTCTTTAATCATGAATCCGAACGTAGAGGAGAAGAGTTTGTAACGCGTAAGATTACAAAGGGAATTGCAAAAGTCTATTCAGATCCTAGCTTTACATTGGAAATTGGAAATATGGATGCTAAGAGAGACTGGGGTCATGCACAGGAATATGTATATGGAATGTGGCTGATGCTTCAGCAGGACATTCCAGATGACTTTGTATTAGCAACAGGTGAGACTCATACAGTTCGTGAATTTGTAGAGCTTGCTTTCAAATCAATAGGTCATTCGATTACATGGTCAGGAGAAGGAATTGATGAAATAGGAAAAGATGAGACAGGACGTGTAGTCGTTCGTATGAATCCAAAATTCTATCGTCCAGCTGAAGTAGAACTCTTAATTGGAAACCCTACTAAAGCAAAAACAGTTCTAGGATGGATTCCTAAAATAAGCTTTGAACAATTAGTTAATCGTATGATGGTGGCGGACAGTAAAAAGCCTGTGGATCAGGATTCATCTTCTTAAAGATTTCAAGATAAGAGATATGATTCGATCGTATTGTTTCAACTTTATTCATATCCACTAACTCTGGATTCACCCACCAATCCTCAAATGAACCAAACTTTTCATATGGCGAATCAGGCATCACTACATCTGCACATAACAAAACATATCCTAATTCACTAAGCTTTTTTCTAAGATAATCTCGTAGTTGAGTTCCAACTCGATACTGATCATGTTCGATCGTCATACACGCGAACTTGATTTTATCAAATGGAAACAGATCAAATGCAAGTCGTGTTGCACCATCTACATCAAAAGAAATGTAGTCAACAGTTCCCTTTAAAAAGGGAAATTGTTCTATTGTTTTGTTCCAGTCAATTGTTGTCACGTCTGCATGTAAAAATGGAGTGCTTCTCTTTTGTTTGAATTCTTCGCTAAAATCCTGGTAATCAATTGACAGTCCTTTCCATCCTTGAAGTTCAAGAATTCGTGTATTGTTATGATAGGTTGGACGAAAAGATCCAAGATCTAAAAATGTTCCAATACGACCTAATACATAACGTGCAAATGCATCCTGACCTGCTTGACTTAAGGAAATAACTGGCATTTATTAGTTTAAAGGCTAAGTATCTAAATAGCAGTATGAAATTTGTTATTTATACACCTAACTGGACTGAAACATCAGGAGGAATTAACGTTCTAGCAGTTCTTGCACAAAAACTACATGAAAAAGGACATGATGTACATTTATGGACTGAAATAGTCTATTTTAATTCTACTTATAATCCAATCTTTTCTAGATTTACAAATCAAGTTGGATTTGATGATGATACTGTTGTAGTTTATCCTGAAATAGTAACAAAAAATCCTCTTCAAGCAAAAAGAATAGTTCGATGGATTTTATATGGCTGTGACAATCATGATGAATATGAACCAAATGGAGCTATATATTACTTTGCACCTTTTTGTCAAAACAATTTTCCAACTAAAATCTTACAATGTTATCATGTTCCTCCTAATCTAAGTGTTCCTACAGAATCTAGAACTGAAGAATCATGTTTTATATTCAAAAAGGGAGAACGAAGTCCATGGGCTCGTAAACAATTTAATATAAACCCTCATAAAGGATTTGATCTTTCTGTCTGTAAAACTCATGCAGAAATCATTGAAGTTTTTAAGAAGACTAAGTATTTTCATTGTTACGATCCTGCGTCATTTCTAATTGTTATGGCTCTCATGTGTGGTTGTATTGTGATTCAACATCCATATATTGAAGGACAAAAAAGAGAAGGATGGGAACATTCTTTAGGCTTTGATAAATTTGGAAAAGTCAAAGGTCTTGTTTATGGAGATGAATACTATTCATATGCAGAATCAACTATTGATGAAGCTCCTGAGTATTGTCAAAGAATGCTTAATTCTGTAGATTCAACTATAGACTCTTTCATACAGGATATGGAAACAGGAAATTATACAGATGAACCATGTTACAAGTTTAATAATTCACCCTATTCATATCAACACGTATATCGTTAACAAAACCAAACTGGAGTTCCAGATTGATTTTGTTTTTTGTTTTCTTGTTATGTTGTTTAGTTGCTGTATGCCAAGCCGCCCATGCCTGACATCACTCGCAACACGTTATAGTTGACTGCATACACTCGGACCTGAGCAGTGCGGCCAGATCGGACCGTGTTGACTGAGACCGTGAGTTGGAGGGTCGCCTTGTCAATACGGGAGAAGTTGCATGTGCCGGATGGCTGGTGTTCCTCGGGCTTGAGTGCGAAGGAATACACGTTGATACCCTGAGCAGGTGTGCGAGTGTGGTGCTGGAATGGTTGCACTCGGGAGAAGTATCGTCCCTCACGCTCAGTGAATCGGTCTTGGCCGTTGAGCTGGAGCTTGGCAA